CTTCGAGCGTGAGTGGGATATAACCGCCGTACTTGGTGAAGCTGGCGGTCTCGGGGCTGTCGCCGACGGCGAGCTCCGTGTACTCCGCCTGTTCGGCGACGCTTGGCAACGATGCAATCGTACCGACCAACGTGCCGGTGATCAGGTTGAGATTGTTGAAATGCTCGACCCTGGTGATGGCCTTCCACCAGTCATAACCAGCGCGACCCATTTGCTCAAACGAGGCGACAATGATCTTGTTCAAAGCATTCTTGACAAGACCGGTGAAGTCCGCCGTGGTGGCCAGTTGCACGCGCAGCGGATCGTATCCGCCGCGGAAGTCATAGTCGCCGGTGAGCATGAGGTAAAGCTCACGGATGCCTTGCAGGGCTGCGACTTTGACGTTTTCCTTGCCCTTGGCACGTGGGACGCCGAACAGGTCTTCGGCTGCAAGTTGGACCTGATCTTCGGTACTGAACATGCCGCTGACGCGGCCGGGGCCATGGATGGCGAGGGAACCGGTCAGCGCGCTGACCTCCTTGCGGGCTTCGTCGATGGCGCTTTGAAGCTGCACAGGCTGGAAAACTGTCCCCTCGAAACTCTTGCGGACACGTGCCTGGGTGACTTCCGGAAGTTTGGAAGCTGCGAGCGCGCTGGTGAGCAGATATTTACACTGCTCGGCGAGCAGCTTGTCCGCGGCTGCGATCTGTTCCTGGAGCCGGGTCTGTTTGACCGTTGCGGTCTGGACTTCTTCGACCTGCTCCTCTTTCTCTTCGAGCTCTTCTTCGAGACCTTCGTCTTGCTCGTCTTCAATCCTGGCGGCTTCTTCAGCCTCACCATTAGCGAGCATATCTTCAACAACTTTGGATTTTTTCTTCATGTGCTTACCTTTCGATTGCCGCCGATTCATATCGGCGGCAGGCCTAGCGGGCGGTTGACCCGCCCGCTGACTCTGGAGCACGCGGACGAACTTGCCTCCGCGGGCTGGGTGGGTTACGACGTCGAGGCTTTTTACTTTCGAGATTTGGAGCACGGTCTGCTTGTCGACGCGTATGAGGATATCGGCGCTTAGTCCGATGGGAAGGGCAGGGTGAGCGATAGCAGCATCCGCCAGGTCACGTACCACCTGGGCAGCAGGGCCGGTGGGGATGAGCAAGGCTCTCACTCCCTGGCTGGCCGCATCCCAAACGGGATTAGACAGAATGCCGCCCAGGTCCCTTACGCTGTGATTGCCTTGCGTGTGGTCGGTATAGCATTCGGCCTTGTCCCAGAGTTGGGTGGAGGCTTCGAGCACGTCGGCGGGGAAATTCCAGCCGTTGCCGATGCCAGCCGTGATGGCGATCACTTCGATGCCCTTGGCAGTGGCGGTGGTCTGCAGCTGCATCTTACGAATTTGATCTTTCATGTTCCTCCTTGTTTTTCGAAAGACATGAGCAAACGGGGGGCGCTGGGCGCTTTAGTCCGTGTTACTCAAATCATTTTTTGACGGGTCGGATGGATCTTTGTTTGGAAGCGGCGCTCCCCCGGGCGTTTGTCCGCCCGGGCCGCCGCGTAGATTGACGGGGTTGAACTTTCCGATCACAGTAGGAGCATCCTCGCCGATGAAGCGGTAAACAAGTCGGATGAATTCTTCCGGCTTGATGAGTTTGGCGTTATAGATGGGGGCGAAGGCAGCCGTGATCCGCTGCACGGCTATGGCAAGATTGGCGTTGTCCTTTTCGGTCACGTCCGGGACGTTGATCTTGATCACGACATTCTTGGAAGTGGTGCGGTGATAGATGCGGCGAATGTCGACGGCGATCATCAGCAGGGAGCGCACGACCTCTTTCAAGTACTCCTGACGGCGCTCGAAGCGCTTGAAAGTGGGAGTGCCGGCTGCCTCGGCCGTGGTCCGTGTACTGCTTTCAGGCTCAGCGAAATAATGGATTGGAATGCCTACGCCGGTGGCAATCATGCGCTTCAACGCTAGCCCGTCCTCGTTGGCGTCTCCGCTGGCGAGGGCGGGATTGAGCGCTTCGAGGGTTTCGGTGGTATCCAGGCCGAGCACGCCGCCGGTTTTCTTTGGCATTTTGACGGCAAAGTCGTGCATGTACTTGTCCTTTTCGGCCTGGCTGGTGAACGGCCTAGTCAGCACAAAGCTGAACATCTGGCGGAAATAATTCAAACGGGCTCGATCTTCCAACCACTGGCGGTACAGCCCGATCCAATACAGCACCGGCGCCAGGTCACTTTCCCCGAAGGATGCCCCGACCGCACGGTTGAGCGGGAAGTGCAGCATGAACACATCCCCTGGTACACCGGGATGGTAGGCGAGATAAGGTTCCTCGTCCATGGCATCCCGTTTATATAAAATTTCCTGGCGATAGTCATTCTCCATGGTATCGATCACGGTAATTCCTTCGGACGGGAGCGCGCGCACATACAGCAGCCCGCCCGCGTCCACGCTGCAGAGCAAGAACAGGTCGCCCGTCCTCCAGGCTTCATCCGCCCATTCAGGTAGCTGCTGGTCGAGATTGTTGAGTGGGTGGTTCCAGAATGCGGTCAGATACGGCATGAGAGCGGTCGGGGCTTCGAAGGTGAAGCCTGTCCCGACCGTGAACTCGGTGGTCAACTCGATGATGCGCCTGGCGATCGGGTTCGAGCGCCATGCTGTGATGACCTGCGTCAAGATGTTCTGCCGGTCATAGTTGAGCCGGTCCCGGAAATTATTGTCCCAGCTTGCGGCTCCCAGAGTGATGGTATTGTCGGTCTCGTGTACGGTCAGATTGGTTTGAACTTCTTTGGTCATAGAAATACCTCCTATAAATCAGGCCATCGACGACTCGTGTCGTCGATGTGGCGGCCTGGCGGTTGATCCGCCAGCCGCGCATCCAATGGATCATAGCCTTCTGCTGCGAACAGGTCTGTACTGGCGGACCATTCGAGCATATCGATTTGAGAGATAAGTGCATCGGCTAAAAGATAGTCGTCATGGATCAGGTCTCCGCTGGGGCCCCGCTGTCCTTCGGGCACGCCCCAGCGCAGGAGTTTACCCGGTCCGGGCATGATCTCAGCCTGGCAGGCTTCGTATTGAGCAAGCACCTTGTCATAGGCGGGCGTCTGCCCCTCATGGGGCAGACGTAGCACACTGCTCCCTGAAGTCGCAGTGCGCGTACAATCATGGAGCCGGCCTGTTTCGATGATGGAGATATATTTCCAGCCCATTTCCGACTTGACCGTCGACGTAAACTTGACCGGTATCACCCGCGTCGGGAATGCTTTATCCAGCATGGCCCAAAGCCCTTCCCCCACGCCGGTCGCGTCCACGACGATGTACTGCGGTCGCCACGTCTCGACCAGGTTCTTCAGCTTGCCAAAAATGGTAATGTGATTCAACCCTGTCCACTGCACGCGATTGACGAAACGGTAAGTGGGCTGCTGCAGGGTTGGCAAGCTGCTGCCGTCGATGGTGGCGATTGTCAGCGAGACACTGTCACGGCCGGGGTTCTGCAGCGGGGCCTCTTCGTCCAGGGTCATGCGGGCTTCGTCCTGGCCGGCGACGTCGAGCAGGAAACAATAAACGGAAGCAGGTACAGGGTCCGCGTGTGGTTGCTGATCCGCCTGCATCAGGGCACGGCGGGCGGCCGTGAACATTCCGACCTGGGCGTCGATCTCCTCGCAAAAATATTGAGTACGGACTAAAGGATGATTACGGCCGAGGCGTTCGATCTCCCCGTCCACGAATTTGCCATAGGATGGGTTGAATTTGCGGACATCCTCTGCGGTGTAGATGAACACCCGGCGGATTCCGTCTGCTTCCTGGGCACCTCTTGCTGCCCGCAGCTCACGCGCAAGCAGGGTGTTCGCAGTCCAGGCGGTCCCCACGATCACCCGTGTGGCGTTTGTGCTGGCTGCCATGGGAGCTGCGTCGCGATCGTATTTATTCGTGCTGATGTGCTGGGCTTCATTAATAATGAGTAAAAGGTTGGCGGTCGCTCCTACCACGTTGGCCTGCCCGTCGCCCGAAAAGAAGGTTGCTTTCGCCTGCCCAAATGTCCGCATAAAATCGGAGCGTTTTTTCCAGCGGTTGCGGGTCAGCACATTGGTTTGCATCCGGTTCTCGAGCCGTAAAATGGCTCTGATGGTTTGCGGCTTGTACGTGGGGTTGAATTCCACGATCTCCCTGTCTTTTTCCTGGCACATCTCGAGCAGGTACATTTTTAAATGGCACAGCAGTTCATCCTTGCCCGACTGCCGGGAGATCATGATGACGAAAGTCCGGCCTGCCTTCTCTTTGATGGACTTCAATATTGCCTGGATGGGCTCAACTTGATAGGGGCGCAGGGTCACTCCCCCTCCTATGCGTGCAAAGTTGTAGGGTGACCGAAGGATCTTCCGGGAGCGGTCGATTAAGTCGTGGTTAGGCATTGTCCCATCCATCTTTTTCGGTGATATCGTGCAGGGCGCTCATGATCGAGGTCTCTACCGGGTTGTCCTGACCGGACACCAGTTGATGGCTGCGTGCCAGTCTGGCGATTGAATTGAATTTGTCGAAAACTTCATTGACGGCGGTCATGGTGGCCTTATCGATCACCCCTTCATCTTCAGGGCCCAGTCCGTAGCTGTTGAGCCTT